CTACGTTCTCTTCCACAAGAATAGTAGCAACACGAGCAGTAAATTCAGTAACGTCAACTCGTTCAATATGGAAGCCTTGACAACGACTGTGGAGAGCAGGGATAATCCTATTAGGATAGTTGCAAGTAAGAATAAATCTAGCGGTCGTATGGTATTCTTCCATAACCCCACGCAAGGCTGCTTGTGCATTAGGTGATAAGTAATCTGCTTCATCTAGTAGTACTACCTTAAAGTCTCCAAATGGAATCATCTGTACAAAGTTAACAATCTTGTCACGAACGTCTTCGACTGAGTTAGTACGTGATGCATTGATCTCTAGAATGTCTAAGTCTTGGATTTCAAGTTCATTAAACAATATCTTTGCCAATGTTGTTTTGCCAATGCCGGCATTGCCACTAAACAACAAATGTGGAATAGTGCCTTGCTTGATCCAGCTTTGTACTTGTTCTCGCTGGTGGTTATCTCTAAACACATAACCGTCAACAGTTGCAGGACGATATTTTTCTACCCATAGTTCTTTCATTCTTTAACCTTTATAAATTCGTAAACATTGCAGGTGCGGATTTTATACACTACAAAATGTGTAGCTTCTGTTAGCGTAGGAAACAACTTTGTTGCTTTTGTTCCGCCGACCATATAATATCTAACTCTCCACATTGCAATATCCTTTTCGTTTATTATACAGAAAAAGAAAGGGACTGTCTAGTCCCTTTGAGTTATTTGCTCACAAAAGGAGCCAACTCCGGCGGCACCCACCCTATGGGTTTCAATACCTTACCGTCCTCACGTTTACGAACCTTGCCAGTCTCTTTGTCGATCTTGGCCAAGTTAGTACCAATAACTTCCTTCCAACCACCTTCTCCGTCAAAGCCGCCACTATGGATAGCACCAATTGTAACAACGATAAAGTCTAACAGTGCATCTAACTGTTCCACACGGTCTTCCATTAGAAGAGCAGCCTTAAGCTCTTTCCATTCTTCGTCCATAAGGTCCAAGTACAATTTGTACTGTGTCTCGTTTAGTTCGCCAACAGTTTGATCGCTGGCCCGCATGAATTTTTCTTGATCTCTAAAAGGATTGGTCATAGTTCTCTTCCAATCATTGCATCTTCTGGCGGAGCCTCGTCTGAAATCATTAGCATACATTTTGTGTCAATTTTTCTAATAATTTTCTCACCTCCGTCATCTTCGATCTTAATACCTCGCGTCCAACGTCCGTGTTCAATTAACACCCACTGTCCTACTGATACATCTTTTTGTTCCGGCCCTACTGCATATACTTTAGCCCATCTAGGATGTACACCGTGTGCCTTACCATTGTCACTTTGAAGAATAATACCACTATTTGTGATTTGCTCTCCAAAATTCATGTCGATAACAATTACATTATCAGTTAACGGTTTAAGAATAGATACTTTCCAGGCATTGATGTTTACACCTGCATTTTTTTGAAATCCTAATGTCTCTGACATAAATCCTCTTACTTTCTAAGTTCTGAACTGTCTGTGTGGTATTCTGTACTTGCTTCTTCACGCTTACGAACAATTTGTCCGTTTGCACCAAGTTCATCACCACGAGCATTCATTCGAGCATTACCTACTGCTAGAGTAGTTTCGTTACGAATACGTAGTTTGTCAAGGTCAATTTCTTTACCTTGCATAGTTTTATGCACTTTTCTTGCTGCTTCTTTCATTGCCATAATAGTTCTCCTTTACGGTTATATGTACTTATCTCAAGAATTCCTGCCAGTCTAAATTATATTTGATGCTGTCAATTTTATGTACACCTATTAAAAATAACGCATAACTGGCTACACTGGAACCTCGCCCAACACCCCAAACTAGGTTATTAGATTGCATAGTGTCCACAAAATATTTAAGCCAACGTAATAAATCTAGCATATCACGGTCCCTGTATTCTTGTAATTCTTCTATAAGGCGCGGATAATGTTGTTTAGGACACTGATTAACTAGGTATTCTTCAATGTCTAATTGTTTGTATTTGTCGGGCATGACCCATTTAGACTGCATCTGTTTGTCAAATGCTGTTACATCAGTAGCATTTAAATTTTGATAAGAAAATTTAATACCTGTTAACTGTTCTAATTTTTCTATGTCGTCTGACGGTTCAACAAATGGTAAATTATCAATATCAAATTCATAACCCTTATAAAGGGCATTAAAGATATCAGCGTCGTTAAAAATTGGATTACTAAAAGAGTCTAATTGCATTACGCAATTTTACTTGACATTGATCAGTTTGTCAAGCTCAGGTGACTTCGTTTGGTGTTGTTGCCACGTTTTAGCTTGCCTATGACGTAATTCTTCTTTGTAAAGATCTAAGAATAACGATATTTGGTGTTGCACACCAGGGTTTGAAGACTGCCAATATTTTCGACTAAGATCTTGTATCCTAGAGTCAATTTCGGAATCCTTTAATTTACTATAGTCTTCGGCTAACGGATGCATTAGGCAAAATTCCCAACGTGTTTTAAAAATACATCATTGCCGCCGTTAATAGTCCATGCTTCGAACATATGACGAGTAGACCCATCAATGTTAATCGTAAACGGTAATGTTAGTGTGCTTTGTGGACGAACAGTTCCACTTGTAGTAGCAAAGTCTACGTCCCATGCACCGAGTCCGTCACTTCTAACGTCAATGTAGATCTTAGCAAAACGATCACTTACTGGCCATTGGCTAAATGTCAACGCAAGATCTGCTTTGATTGTATAGGTAAAATATTGTGCGTCTCTAGTATCAACAGATGTAGGAAGGGAAGTATTACCGATAACAGCTACAGACCCGTATAATCTTCTAATCTCTGCGTTTTCAAGAATAACGTCATTGAAATTATTGTCAGCATTAAGTTTTGCAGTTGTATTGTTTAGTTCAGTCAATATGGTTACAGTTTTTTGCAATCCAATTTGAGTGTTGTTAAAATTTTCTCTAAAACCTTGGCTATTATTATCCTGACCTGCAACTGGAAATGTTGGGTCTATTGCGTTTGCCGCTGTAGATGCACTAGAGATATCTGTAGCTATTGTCATGTTATACTTGTCCTGTTGTTTTCAAATACGATATATTTATCAGCACTGTAGCCGGTGACTGAATCTATTATATATCTATCAATTATATAATCAATTGTTTTAAAATCGAAATTTGTAGTTTCTATGTGATTTTTAATGTTTAACAAGATGTCATCAGCTCGTCCTGGCTTACAATAGCATAACGGAATAGCTGGAATCCAGTCCAATTCATTAACAGTACCATCTTGTATTGTGCGCATCCAAAGTGGCAAATAGTCTCGATCTCGAAGCCCTAATGATTTAATACGTTCTCTCCATAGTCTAATACTTACTGGAAATCTCTTTGAACTATTAGGATCATCTGCAAACACATTGTTTCGATCAACTGATACATAGAATGGATCAGCAGGATTCCAATATGCAGTATCTAGTGTAAACGGTCCGTTGTAGTATTGATTATTTTGATCTACAGTTATAGATCGTTTATCACCAATTGTAAAAATCTGTGCAGGCAAATATGTTTTTCCTATCTCTAACGGATCAACAACATCTAAGTATATAACTTCGTATATAACTTCGTTAGTTCCCCTAAGTTTTGCCTGTGCTTTTTTAACATCACCAAGTTTAAATTTTTTAGGCTTGTGATTTCTACCTATAGCACCTTGCACTGCACCTGCTGCTTTAGTTTCAATGCCAGCATATACTAACATTTTTAATTCACTTTGAATACCAAAATTAGGATCGCTCGGTCTGTAAATTGATGCACTGTCAAAAATATTTGAGTCTGTAATAAATTCTCTAAAGTAATCTCGTTGAATTTGTTTTAAGAACGGCTTAACAATCATAGTACTGTATAGTCTATCGTTAGGAGTATCGATCTTTAGTGTGAATGTTTGAGAAATTGCACTATAGCTTAAAATATCTCTAGCTTCAACAGTAAACGTATAATCTCGATCAATGGTGGTATCGCTGGCATCTAAAATAAAATCCCCGCCATCAATAGTGGTTAATCCGTTGCCATTAGTTCCAAACTGATTTACTTTACCTGTTATTTCGCCATCAAGTTGCAGAGTTAACCCAGGCGGCAAATTACCACTAGTCTTTACATACAATATAACTGAGTCAGACAGTGTACTAGACGCACTTAGGAATAAGTTGCTAATATAATTAGCACCTATGCTACCTAGACTTGGAGAAGAGTTCCAATTCATTATACTGTCAATTTCACCGATGGTCTGTACAGTAAATGTTCGTTTAGCACTGGCCTTTTCGTCACGATCGCTAAGTCTTGTAGCAGTAACTGTGAATGAATAAGTTTTTGTTATTGCTGGTTGATACGGAACAATACCAAATACTTCGGCCGTTCCTTGATCAAATTGTAAGCCATTTGGCAGTATACTCGCTGTACCTAATTCAATTCGTGTGTTATTTTGAATTCCAATATCTAAGAATGGAGAAACTGTAAGCACATACTCATTTGAAATATTTAAAACATTCACAATAGTGTAAGTGGTATTTCCTGCACCAGCAACATAGTCTTTCAAACACAACTTATTACCATTAACTGGTACACTGGATGAATTTTTAATTCTAACTAAATTTGTACCTACTCTGTTTTCTGTTGATAAACTAGTAAACGCAGTAGCACTAAGTGTAGGATTTACTGTGTCTAAGTTATAAGTTATAGGGCCTAATTCTAATCCGTCGTAGGTGTCTAGTTTAAAAGTTAGATAATTGTTGGCTCTTCTAACGCCTAGATTTTTAGGTGTTATCCAAATAGGTGCTCTAACATATGTACCGTCAACTGTAAATGTGCCGTTGCCAGCCCATACGCCTACATTGTCAGCACGGAAGTAGTCGTCTCCTACTACAAATATTTTAAATTTTCTTGTTGAGCTAGTATCGCCATCAGTTACTGTAACTAAAAATTCATAGTATCGATTTAATTTTTTAGGTGCAAGAGAACTAATACTATAATCAAAATTAACTATGTCGTATATGTAACTGTCGTAACCGTTAGAGGATCTATTGCCAAAATCATAAGCAATACTATCAAACTGTGTGTTATCAAAAGAGCCGTTACCCGAAGTTTCTGAGATAGCTAATGCAGGCTGTATCCACCCTACAAGTCTGCCGTCTCTAGTTAAAATTAACCCTGGAGGTAATTGCCCTCCATTTTTAGGTTGAAAGAATTTTAATTCTTGCCCTGCCGCAGTGTCAAAGTCTGTTACTTGCAGTTGAAAATCTATGTATGAACTGTCAAGAATATAATACTGATCATTTGCTCCTAGCGGCAATGAACCAGCTGCTGTTTCCCATGTAGGTTCGTCTTGACCTTCAACAGTCCAAAAGAAAGTTCTATCGGCTATTTGATTATTGTAACTGGCTCGAATAACAAATTCAAACTCAGTTGATCTAGGCACTTCGTATGGCGTTCCGACTATTACATCATTCTCTAAACGTAGGCCAGTTGGTAGCTTTCCAGATATAACTTTAAAATTCAAACTGGTACTATCGTCAAAACCTGAGCCGTAACTAACTGGCAATTGTTGGTTAACAATAGTTCTTTCTTGCACGGCATTAAACTTGTAACCGGATTGTTGAGTCCAAATACTTAAAGCCATGTATTATGTCCTTCTAATCTTTGGTCGAGGATATACAGCACCAGTTTCTGGTCTTAAATTATGTGTTGCCCTTGGGGACATTGTACCTGACACTGGTATTTCTTTTTTATAGTATAGAAATAAGTTAGCAGCACCTTGCAGATCTTGGCCGTCAGCTGCCCCGCCAGTAGTGCCGGTAAGTTGATTTGACTTGGCAATCCACTGTATATATCTTTTTGCAGACTGTTGATTCCAGTGAGGATACACTTCCAACGCACAGGCTAATACTCCTGCAACTTGTGGACTGGCCATACTTGTACCTGAAATTTTTCCAAGTAGATAACTGCCGTTCCTACTGTCACTGATACCACCTGTATAGGAACTAATAATATAAGTTCCAGGCGCCCATATGTCAACACCTGGGCCGCAATCACTATATGTAACTTTTTGATCTGTACTAATAGTATCAACTGACCCTACACAGATAGCAGGTAGTTCGTAATCTCCACCGTCGGCAAGATTATCATTAGCTGTAGGACTTGTACCTCTCATATAGTAGTAGGTCTGTCCCGGATATCGGTTACTCATTTGAAAAGTATTGTCCCAATCGAGCCCGCCTGGTACATCGTGTTTCCACCTGCCGTTTCCTGCAGCACCTACCATGACAATACCTTCGGCGTAGGCATCTTCTAAGTCGGAATCTAGACCTGCAACACGAGCCGGGACTCGTTGTCCAGCAATAAATCCCCAACTGTTTAATTGTTCTGTAGTAAACCCACTACCTATAGTTTTTCTATTGTTGGCGCCTAGTTGCAGATCAATTTCTTGTGGGTTTGCTTCGTAGAATACATATTCACAGACCATTCCCGGCGTGCCTAAGGTCCCTGAAGTTGATGCATTACCTTCTATTCTAACTCGGTATCTTCTAGTTGGATTAGAACCTTCTACACCATAGTAAATTCTCTGTACACTGTTGTCGGCACAGGCCCACATGATTTTTGGAAGATTTGGATTAGTAGCACTTAGATTAATGTAGTTACTCGATCCCCCGCCGAATGTAACATAATGATTAGTGCCAACATAGATAGTACTGTAAAAATTTCCTAAGTATTCAATAGTAAACGGTAAGTTTAAAGTCCAGTAGCCGTCATCATTATTTCCTACAGTTGGTGTAGTTGAAGATGATAACGATGCAGGTCCTAACAAATTATTTGTAATAGTAGTGACACTGGCACTTGCAGGAGTACTTTCTGTAATAACAGTCAATGACATAGCAGCAGCAAACAATGGGTTTGTTATACCGGTAGTGTCGATAGTGGTGTTAAATCTCACTGTATAAATTTCAGTGCCTACTAGATTAATGTTATTTTCATTAATGTTTACTTCGATAGTACCACCATTCTCAGTGCCAATTGGCCCGTCAGTAAAATTAAAAACTTCTACGCTACTTGCATTTAAAATACTAATTTCGTTACTAATACTCATAGTTCCAGAAACTGAATCAACAGCAACATTGTGAATTAAATTTATATCAGCAGGGCCTTGTATAGTTAGCTCATATGTAGAATTTGGTTGAGTTAGAATAGTTAAACTTGCCTGTTGTCCAGTCTGACTCCATGATACTGGTTTAGACACAATGTATCCAGCTGGCGGAATATATGCACCAGTGGTTGATATTCTATTGCCGTGATTTTCTAAGCCTTGTAATGTAGCTAGGCGTTGATTTGATGTACATACACCACTGAAGCCAGTGTAGGTTGCACTACCACTAGGTGTGTAAATAGTTCCTCTATATGTAACTGAAGTGATATCACTAAACGCCCACTCGCTTGGAAATATACTCATACCCCAACTGTTGTTAACTATAGTTGGATTTTTTCTACCTGTTGCATTGTTAATTGATTTGTTACGATGAAACGCTCTAATATAATCCATCACATAGCTAAATTCTGGGTAAGCATTGCCTGCATCGTAATAGATATTATAAATGTTAGCGCCACGTGCCCATCCCTGTGTATTCCCTGCTACTGTTCCTGCAACGTGTGTAGAGTGGCCACCTGTTCCGTAGGAGTATGTAGAGCTAGGATTACTTGGGTACACTTCGGCATTATGTTGGAACCAGTTATATTGTACAGTTCTAGTGCCACCAGTGCCGTCGGCATTAACAGCATATTCGGGATGATTCCATACTACACCATTTTCGTCACAAATAACCACGTCAACGTTTCGTCCAATTTGCGTTAGTTGTATAGTGCCAGTTTGACTAGGAGTTCCAGTACCGCCTCCACTGTAACCTGATCCGCCCCATCCGGATCGTTGTACACCTTCTGTGCATCTTAACAACCCCCAGTTCCGCATACTATTGCTAGTAGAGCCTGATTTGTCCCATCCGCTAGATGTTTGGTCTATTGCAGATGTTAAATTAATTTCATTAGTAAAATTTTCTTCTGAAAGAATAACTTCATCTTCTTCATAGTTTAAACTAGGAGTAATACCTTTAAGATGCGGTGCTAGATCTACTGACTTAATTCTTAAGTCTTTGGCCAACTCTAAAGCTTCCCAGTCAGCAAGCATGTAGTGTGTGTTTCTACTAGTAGGTTTTCTTTGTAGACAATAGACAGCTCTTTCTAATTCAACATTAGGCGGAGTCTTACCTGCAGTTTCTAGTTCATCGTAGACGGAATCTAAATCAGAAAAGTTATATACTGTGACAATATATTCTCTAGTTTTAATATATTCTGATATAGACATTATTATGCCTCAAGTTGTAATAGTGCTAATGTGACAGATATATCAGCAGATGCTCCTGACTTATTAGTAACAGCTAATTCTATAGCAGTTGTAGGAACAGATTCGTTGTTAAATCCCAGTGTTCCGGGACTGATTAAAAATGTGCCGGATCCGGTTGCAATAATCTCAGCAATAACGCCGGATCCGGGTAACGGATCTGTACCTTCTAAACGACTGGCATCGGCAAGTCTAGAGGCAGTATCAGTATAGATTCTAATCCAACTAGCATGAGTTGTTGCAATCTTAGTTAACATGTAAGATTTAAACCCTGTTATAGTAACATTAGCAGTTGCGGCATTTGCAATAGTACCAGTGCTGCCTACTCCTGTAGTTCTTGAAGATAACGCCCCACCGGCACCTGCTGTTACCCAAGTCAATGTACCTCCACCGTTAGTAGATAAAACTTGACCTGTTGTTCCGTCCGCTGCAGGTAGTGTCCAAGTTACATTAGCTGCTACTGTTCCTGGTGCTTGAAATGCAACCCAATTACTGCTGTCAGCATCCGCAAATCTTAAATCTCCCTGAGCGTTAATCTGCACATTGCCTGCAATTTTAACAGTAGCCGCAGTGACAGTTAAATCTGAGCCGTTGTAGTTTTGTATGTCGTTGACCTTCCATACACCAGTTGGTGATAGTTCGGCCCTAATTCCTAACGCTGTTCCGTTGTTGGTCTGGAATTGTAATTTTGTTGGCATCACATTAAGAGATACTGCCCCTTCAATTATAGCAGAGATTACCGCGCCCCCGACCCTATTTGTTCCATCAAATCCTACAAAATTAAGGTCAACAATGTCGTCACCGTTGGCTATTGCTGTGGGAACTAGACCAGTGCCCCTAGTTCTATAAAATACAAAATTAGCACCGTCTGCAGCGGGATGATGCTGTGCATATGTAAAACCAGTACCAAACACATTATTACCAAATGAATTTCTAGTAATATATACGTTACCATCAACTAGTGTTGTGTTATTACCAAAACTGGTATTACTTGTTGGGCTAATATTTAATTGGCCAGTTTTAGTAATATTACCAGAACTATCAATATTTAAATTTCCGTGGAGAACAATATCGCCAGTTCCATTTGGATCCAGCTCGATATTGCCATTGCTTGAACTAATAATTTTATATCCGTTGATATCTAAATCGCCGCCAAGTTGAGGACTAGTATCTTCAACCACATTGACTAATCCGCTACCGCCTGAAATTTCTTGAGCTGTACCGCCATCGCCTACATATAATTTGTTAGTGTCAGTGGCGTAGAGTAACTCACCGTCTGCAGGACTTACCGGTAAGTCTGCTTCTAACCCTCTTCTAATCTGTAATGCCATTGTATTCTCCTAAACCTTTAAAATGTTCCTAAATCTACTGATTCTTCTGCAGGTAATGCAAATGTTCCCATATCTATTCCTGTCTTATCTAGTAGATAACTAATAGGGTCTGTAAATATTTTATTAAACCCGCCGAAATTAAAATTGTTATTTCCGGACTCAACTGCTACTGATCCTGGAACCCAATTAGTTCCGTTCCATATTAATGCCTGGCCTATAGTAGGAGTAGCAGTTACAGTATCAACATCTGCTAGAGCATTAACACTTGAAGTTGTGTAAACGCCATTGGTAACTGATCCAGCATTGCCACTGATGTTACCACTTACCTTACTGCCAGCTAAACTTGTAATCCATATAGGATCTGCATAGCTGCCATTGGTATACACGCCATTGGTAACTGATCCAGCATTACCGGAGATACTTCCACTGATTGTATTACTAAATGTCTTAGTACCACCAATAGTTTGATCACCTGTAGTATACACGCCATTGGTAACTGATCCAGCATTGCCACTGATGTTACCACTTACCTTACTACCTGCAATTGAAGTAATCCAAGTAGGATCTGCATAGCTGTTATTTGTATAAATGCCATTAGTAACTGTATCTGCATTACCAGTTAAATTGCCAGTAATGTTACCAGTATAACTTGTAGAACTTAGGGTAATAGTATTAACATCAGTTTGTGTAACTGTGATGTTGGTACTACTTGCAATTTTAATATTGTCTTGAGATAAATCTGTACCACTCAGTCTAATATTTGCTCCACCTGTGGTTGCTACTGCTGAAATATCATATTCTACAAATCCGTCTACAGGACTAGAGTCAATCCATGCTCCACTGTAATAAATGTATAATCTACCTTCTACAGTACTCCACCACAGTTCACCTTCTTCTACACCTGAGATAGGAGGCACTGAGCCAATATTAGCCCCACCAGAAATGCTGTATAATTCTATTAAATTTGCATTTACTTTTTCGAAAGCCGTACGTAAATCATCGCCCGTACCGTCGTTTGCGTAGGTTCCTAGATTAATAGTTTGTATTGCCATAGTTCGCTCTCATATACTATATTTAGCTGGTTCTGACTTTTGCTAAACCCAGCAGACTTAAAGTGCGTATATAAAACCATCCTATGTCAAATTCATACCATTTTTGACTGAATTTAGGATTAGCAATGTCTGCATGGTGATTATTATGTAGTTCCTCCCCACCGATCCATATGCCCCATGGCATTAGATTTTTACTTTTGTCATTAGTATCAGTGTTGCGATATCCCCACCAGTGGCCCATGCCGTTGATAAAACCAGCAGCCCAAAACGGAATCCATATCATTTGAACACCCCACACTAGAAATCCCCATGGCCCAAATAACAACAAGTCTATGACCAACATTAGAAGAATGCCCAGGCGATGGTGGGGTGTATAAAGTTTACGTTCAATCCAGTCTTTAGGAGTGCCCATGCCGTATTTCATAACCATGGCTGCATCGCTGCCTGCTTGATTGTAATATTTGACTCCGCCGAATACCAAGTTCCATATGCCGTATACGTGTGGGCTGTGTGGATCACCCTCAACGTCTGTGTTCTGATGATGTTTACGATGGATGGCTACCCATTGCTTGGTGGTCATGCCAGTTGTGAGCCATAACCAG